CCGCCCAACGCCACTTACTGGACGGACGTAGGGCAGTCACTGGAAACCGCTGCGGGCCTGGCTCAGCAGGTAGCACAGAACAGCGCGGCCATCACCGACGTACAGGCCGAGACCAAGAGCACGCAGACCCTGCGCGCTGCTTTCCGCGACGATGATGGGGAAGGCGACCTGGCCGATGCGCTCAGCATGGCGACGGCACAGGCCAGTTATGCGAAAGAGGTAGTCGCTCGGGCCAACAAGGACGAAGCTCTGGTTCAAACCACCGAGGTGCTGCAGGCCGGGGTGGCGTCAAACGACGCCAAGATCACCAACGTTCAAACCGTGGTGGCCACCAACCAAAGCGCAACGGCTCAGCAGATATCGCAGCTTCAGGTGGCCGTAGGCGACAACACGGCGGCGGTGCAAACAGTTAGTAAGGCGCAGGCAAACACCGACGGTAAGCTTTCCACCATGTGGTCGGTGAAGATGCAGCTGAACGCCAACGGCCAATATGTGGCGGCGGGCATTGGCCTGGGTATCGAGAACAGTGGAGCGGGCCTGCAAAGCCGGTTCCTGATCGCGGCTGACAGCTTTGCGATGGTCTCCACGTTAGCCGGAGGCACAACCTACACGCCGTTCGTAGTGCAGAACGGACAGGTGTTCATCAACCAGGCCTTTATCGGTGACGGAACGATCACCAGTGCGAAGATCGGGGATTACATCCAGTCCACGAACTACGTGGCCAACACGACTGGCTGGCGCATTGGAGTGAGGGACGGAACCATCGAGTTCAATGGCTCGGTTGCTGGGCAGGGGCGGCTCACGATTACAAGCAGGGCTGTGAAAGTGTTCGATGCCAACAACGTACTGCGGGTGCAACTAGGGGATTTGACGGCATGAGCCATGGCCTAAGAACCTGGGATGAGAACGGCGTGTTGTCCTTGGATACCACCACATTCACGTACCAGGTCATAGGGCAGTGGGTATTAGATTTTTCAAACTCTACCGCCTCCAACCCAACGAGCTACACGCTTTCGATTCCTGGGTTTGACCCCGCCACGTGCTCACTTGTGCTGCTTCCAACCAGGGCTGAGGACATTCCCTCTGCTGACAGTCCCGGCAATGCAAAGGCATACCCATACGTCACCGTATCCGCAGGGCAGGCTGTGATCGCGGCCAGAAATCCTTCGGCTGAAAAGGTTGTGTCCACATGTAGGGCCATTGTACGTGCAATGGCAATTAGGTATGCCTGATGGGATTCGGATTAAGGGCTGTAAACGACAATAGCTATGTACAGATAGACTCTGATTCACCGCGTCTATGTCTTCTGGGAAAAGGTACGTACGGCGCAAGTAGCTATACAGCCACAGTCACATTCCCAGTCTCAATAAAGACTCAAGAGCCTCCGATGGTTTTTATCAGGCCAGCGACTGCTAATAGCAATGAACCCTACCGAACCATGATCCTTACAGGATCGGCAGGTAACTGGACAGGATTTCAAATAAGTGCAAGCAACCTGAACTATAGGCCAGCAGGAGATTGGTTTGTGGCAGCCTTCGCCTCCAGGGGGGACGCTACATTCGGCATGCGCTTGTTCGGTCCTGATGGAAGCCTGGCCTATGACACTGGCGCCTACGCCGTTCTGGTTTCAACAGTCCTATCAACATGGACTTATGTAGGTAGGGTGCAGCTAACAATTGGCGCCTATTACAAATGGGTCTGTGGGAGAGCGTTAGCGGCGGGTGAGTATTTTATGATCAATGTTTTCTCACTGGGAATCCAAGACAACAACTCGGGATCTACATGTGCTGTTTCAATGGATTACACCAATAACCAAACATGCATGTGGGCCAACGGTTTTACCGCATGGGTCGATCAAGGTCACCGACCTGTCTTGTTTGCCAAACTAGTCGTTTAATTCACTCGGAGCATTCGAATGCCCTGGCTTCGATCAGGCACGGTTTCGTGCACCCAAAATTCCACTACGGTAACTGGCACTAATGCCGGCTTTGCCGCGAATGCGCGCGTAGGCGATGCCTTTCTCGGCCCTGACGGTCGCTGGTACGAAGTGGCCAACGTGGCCAGCGATACTGTCCTGTCGATCCTGCCCGCCTACCAGGGCGCTACGGTCAGCGCCGGAGCCTATGCTTTGGCGCCGATGCAGGGATACGTAAAGGATTCAGCCGATGCGCTCCGCACGTTGGTGAACAAGTTCGGAAGCCTGGCTAACGCCCCTTCCATCACAGCCTTGGCCGCGCTTGTGGGGGCGGCTGACAAGATTGCCTATTTCACAGCCGCTGACGCTATGGCATCTGCCGATTTTACTGCCCAGGCCAGAACCTTCGTGGCGGCAAAAACTGTGGCGGCCCAACGTACCGTACTTGGACTGGGATCAGCCGCTGTGGCGGCAACTCTTGGAACTGTCAGTCAATCCTCTGGAGTCCCTACAGGTGCGATAATTGAAACGGGCTCCAACTCAAACGGACGCTACACAAAGTTCGCTGACGGCACCATGATTTGCAGCTTATTGTTGGGGCCGATAAACATCGCCGCAGGTTCAATCTACAACAGCGGGATAATCACCTTTCCTGCGGCGTTTGCTTCGGAAGTTCGGTGCCATCTGAATTTTTCAGGTTCGTACCCCTACGACCTTACCGGGAATTTTGAATCCGGCGTATCAACGACATCTTGCAAGTATTCGGTAGTCAACCGCAACGCCTCGCAAACGCTTTCTCCTTACGTCTACATCACTGCAACAGGCCGGTGGTTCTAATGATTATCAAATTATCCCCCCAGCGCCGTGATGAGACGCTTGTCATCAGCAAAAAAGGTGATGTACTGACTATCAATGGTGAGGACTACGACTTCACGTTGGTGCCAGAGGGCGCAACCCTACCGGCTGCTGCCATCCAATCCTCTTTCATTGCAGGCGACGTAGTGCGCACGGGCGGGACCCTGATAGTCCCTCTTGTGCTGCCTCACGGCGTTGAGCCAAGCGAAGCCGTTGCCTTCCCTGCTGACATCAAGGCCAATGCCGACGGCAGAATCACCCTTCCGGAGTAACCCATGGGCAACATCGATATCTCGCTGCTCATTACTGCCGATGCGAAAAAGGCTGAGGCACAGGCAGCGCTGCAAGGCACATTCGAAATCGAGGTCCAGAAGCACCTGGACAAGGCGGCAAAGGGGCGGGGCTACGACAACATCATGACCGCCGTGAGCTATGCAGACGAACCAGCCGTAGCGCGCTTCCAGAAAGATGGGCAGGCCTTCCGCGCCTGGCGTTCGAAGGTGTGGGATTACGCATATGAGCAACTGGCGGCGGTAGAGGCGGGCACCCGCACTGTGCCGAGCCCGGATGAATTTTTGGCCGAGCTGCCAGGGCCTGAGTTTGCAGCCGCTGGTTAGCCTCTATTCACAGTCCTGCCTAGCTGTGAGACGTAAGCCAAACACTCCGAAGGGGGCCTTAGAAACTCCTCTTTCACCTGCCCAGGCGGCAACACGATCTATGTCTTCGGATGTGATCCTGTCGAGATTGATAGGTAGCGGCTCCAAGCCAGAAGCCAGAATGTCCACCCCGCCATGCGGGCGCTGATAGGAAAGCGTGGCGCCTATAACGCATATCTCTTTCATTCAAACCCCCTTAGCTCAAGCCACATTATAGCCCGCCACTCGCGGGTTTTTTTACGCCTGGAGAAAACATGCAGATCACTGAAGAGCAGCTGCGGCGGATCATGCCGCTGGCAGGCGCGCGCGTGGCCGCCTACGCGGGTCCAATCAATTCCACCATCGCCTACTACGGTATCAACACCCCGCAGCGCGTCGCCGCCTTCCTTGCCCAGATCGGGCATGAGTCGGGCCAGTTGCACTACGGCCGGGAGCTAGGCAGCGATGCCTACCTGTCCAAGTACGACACCGGCCCGCTGGCCAAGCGCCTGGGCAACACGCCCGAGGCCGATGGCGACGGCCAGAAATACCGGGGCCGGGGCCTGATCCAGGTCACCGGGCACGACAACTACCTAGCATGCAGCAAAGCTTTGTTCAGCGACCAGCGCCTGCTGGATAAGCCAGAGCTGCTGGAGCAGCCACAGTGGGCCGCGATGTCGGCTGGCTGGTACTGGTCCGTTCGCCGTATCAACGAGCTGGCCGACGCTGGAGACTTTGAAGGCGTTACGCGCAAGGTCAATGGCGGCTTGAACGGGCTAGCCGAGCGGCGTGCCCTGTATGACCGGGCGCTCAAGGTGCTGGCGTGACGCCCCTGCAGTTGAAGCTACTTGGCTATGCCGCTGCGATCTTGCTCGCGGTGGCGGTCATGGGCGGCGCGCTATACGGCGCATACAGGCATGGGGAGACAACCGCCGACCTGCGCTGGCAGGCCAAGGCCTCAGACCAACAGTCCCTTCAGGCGAAAGCCCGCGCTTCCGCCGAGGGCAATGCACGTACAGAAGAGCAGCGGCGCCAGGCCGAGGCCAACCAGGTGGGTTCCGATGCAAGACAAGCGACTGCGGCCCTTGCCGCTGATGTGGCTGGCGCTGATGACGCTGGCCAGCGGGTGCGCAACACAGCCAGTAGCTTTGCTGCCGGAGCAAGTTGCACCGGCAGCGATCCCGGCATTGCCCGTCGAGGCGAGGCAGCCAGCCGCGCCGCAATGGTGCTCTCCGACCTGTTCCAGCGGGCTGACAAAAGAGCGGGAGAGCTGGCAGCAGCTTATGACAAAGCTCGAATAGCGGGCCAGGCGTGCGAGCGGGCCTATGACAGCTTGACCAAAAAACAACGAGGATGACGATGCAGAACACCACCAAAGAAGAACTCTACGGCCGCGCCATGCGCATCACCCTAGCCGTCCAGGCCAATGGCGGGTCAGTGTCCGTTCAGATGAGGATGGGCGCCAGCACCTGGGTAACCACTGACACCTTCTGGGCGGACGGTGCTTATCCGCTGGACATCCCTCCGGCAACTGTTCGCATTGTGCCCACTGGCGGCGCTGCCTTTGAGGTGTATGCATGAGCCTGCTTGCCAACCAGCGGCGAACGCGTCGTCGCATCCGCCGGGGCCTGGGCCTGCTGGGTGACAGCTTCAGCGGCAACTGCCACACCATCGCGGCCACGGCTTTCGGTACCGAGAACTACGGCTACGCTGGCGCGCTGGCAGCGAAGACCGGACTGTTCCCGGATTACCGGGATAACCAGGGCAAGGTAGGGGACAACACCGGGCAAATGATGGCCCGGCTGCCGGCCTCAATCGCTTCCGCTACCGCTGACCTCTGGATGCTGCTCTCACGGACCAACGACAGCACCACGGCAGGCATGAGCCTGGTGGACACCAAAGCCAACGTGATGAAGATTGTGATGAGCTTCCTAGGTACGCCAGGCAAATACCTGATCGTCGGCACGGGTACGCCTCGGTTTGGCGACAAGGCGCTGACCGGTATCGCGCTTCAGGAGGCCAAGGACTACAAGGACTGGGTGCTAGGCTACGTCAGCCAGTTCGTACCGGTGGTGAACATCTGGGATGGCTTTACCCAGGATATGACCGTGGAAGGCCTGCACCCGAACATCCTGGGCGCCGATTTCATTGCCGGCCGCCTGGCGCCGATCGTGAATGCCAACTTCGAATTCTTCGGTGTCCCGTTGCCCACGGACGCTGGCGACCTGTACTCGGCCATCCGCCCCTTCGGTTGCCTGAACGCTAACCCTCTTATGCTGGGCACGGGCGGTACCTTTGCGGCCTCGGCCAACGCGGTCGCGGGCTCGGTGCTGGCAGACGGGTACAAGGCCCAGGGCTCTAGCCTAGCTGGCATCACCACCAGGTGGTACAAGGAACCGGCCGCTTATGGCGAGGCCCAGTGCATCGAGCTGGCGGGCACCATGGCAGCGGCGGGGGGGTACATCTACCTCCAGCCTACGGCAAACGTCACGCTGTCCAACCTGTCGGCCAATGACGTGATCGAGATGGTGTCGGCGCCGGAGATCGTGGGCAACAGCCGCGGTATCCTAGGCTGGGAGGCTGAGCTGATCATCGTGAAGCCGGTGGCCGGTACCGCGACGACCCTCTACTACCGGTCCATGGACAAGTACCAGGAACCCTTCACCATGCCAGCGAACTGGAAGGGTGCCCTGGAAACCCAGCGCTACACCTACGACGCGACCGAAACGTCCATCACTTGCCGCATGGGCCTTTACCTGGCCACGGGCA